AGAATAAAATAATTTTACATACCCAATCTTGTAATACTCTGCTGGAATATTGCAACTATTTAATGAATTACCAAATAATTTTTCTGGAAAAATTGTTGAAAAAAATCCAATAAAGAAACTCGGCATTGACAGCACGGCGGCCGCCATTATTAACATACCAAGCAAAAACAGTGGACCAACATATAAACCGTTCGAACCAGTTATAAAAGCCGTTAATGGAAATATTAAACCTGTAAAAAATATAAAACATAAATTACTTAAAAATGGATTAAATTTTATTGCTTTTTGATAATTAGCCGATAATCTAGTAAAAACAAAATTAAAAAATTTTCTTATAAATAAAACTGTAAATAAGTAATAAAAACTTATACTTTTTGCTAATACTGTTATAAATTCACTTTTAACATTATTAATAGCATAATCAGCAACATTATAAGGTATTGGTTTTTCACCATATATATTTGTATCGTAATCTATAGTAATACATTTTGCGCCCGCATGTTCATATTCTGCAAATGTACTTATAATACCTTGGCTTTTATTAGAACCGCCTCGTTGATTTGTTTTATTTTGACTACACGCTTGATATGGATAATAGCATATCTTATTAGGAAACATATAATCTACTAAACTTATTTTATCTGTTTTTCCTATATTAGCACATTTACTTTTATAATAAATACAATCTATAGAACTACCATAACGAAACCAAAATTCATAACAAGTTCCAATTATTGCTGTTACTAATAAAGTTAAAATAGAAACTGCTATTAATTTAAAAAATTTTACTATATGATTTGGATCATCAAATAATGTATTATATACACCTTGAACATCTTTTTTGTGGCATATATTTCCAACATTGCCGTCGGAAATAAAAGTTAAACCTGTATTATTGTCTTTTGATAAACATTCGCTTGTTGCATTTTTATTATAACAACATCCAGTGGCTTCTCCATTATAAAAATCTGAACTACATTTAACTGATTCATTTACCCATTCCGTAAAATCATCCTTATTTCCTGCTTCCCATCTTCTTAAATCTATATTACCGGTATTTATATCTCTGTATATATCTGCGCTTTTTGGAAGACAACCTTCTGAATAGTTATATTTATCTATATCTTGTTTAAATAACCTTCTAGGATTAGACATTATATTAATATATGTATTTATAATAAAATAAAAGAATTTAAAAATTTATTCTAAATTAGATTATTACCCAATGAATAAATTTGAATCACTTGAAAAATATTATGATTTTAAAGATGTGTTAATTCTTCCAAAATCTTCTTCTATTAATAGTAGGAGTGATGTAAATTTAATTAGAACTTTCAAATTTAATAATAATTTAACTTGGACAGGAATTCCTATTATTGCTGCTAATATGACAACCATAGGAACTCTAGATGTTTATGCTGTTCTATCTAAAAATAAAATTCTTACTGCTTTACATAAATTTATTAAATTAGAAGATTTAATAGAATATAACAATAATAATCCCAACAATTTATTAGATCCTGACTATTTTGCTATTTCTACCGGAATAAGTGATAATGATTATGATAATTTAGTTAATATAATTGATAATTTTTCTTGTAAATGGATTATAATTGATATAGCAAATGGTTATATTAAAAATTTAAAAAATTTTTGTAAGAAAGTTAGAGAAAAATATAATGATAAAATAATTGTTGCTGGAAATGTGTCTACCAAAGAAGGAGTTAATGATTTATTAGATTGTGGTATTGATATTGTTAAAGTTGGTATTGGGGGTGGTAGTGCTTGTACTACTAGAATACAAACGGGTATTGGAATGCCACAATTTTCTTGTGTGTTAAAATCATGTGAATCAAAAAAAGATAATACATATATAATAAGTGATGGAGGAATAACTTGCCCTGGTGATATGGCTAAATCTTTTGGGGCGGGCGCAGACTTTGTAATGGTTGGTGGTGAATTTTCTGGACATGATGAAAATCCCGGGGATTTAATTGAAGTATCTGGTGTAAAATATAAATTCTTCTATGGTATGAGTTCTTCATATGCTATGAAAAATAATTATTCTGCAAATAATAATATTAATTATCGTTCGTCTGAGGGTAGAGAAATAAAAGTAAAATATAAAGGCAAATTAGATAATACTGTTCAAAATTATTTAGGCGGATTAAGAAGCACTTGCACATATACTAATTCATCTAACATTTCTTCATTATCTAGTAATTGTAAATTTATTTTGGTAAATACTCAATACAATTCTAATTTAGTTAATGGAAAATAAATAATATTATTTTATAACTATAATATAATATTATGAAATTTAATAATAGTGTAAAATTTATTATATTAGGATTAATAATATTAATTTGTTTGTGTATATTATATTTTTTTAAAATACCTAACATAGAAGGATTAGATAATATAGATTGTTCTAAATGTGAAATTAAACCAAGTATGGGTAATTGTATTAAAATTAAAGATTTAAGTTATGCTGATTTTGGAGAGAATATTCAAGCCATAGATTTTGATGTTATTGATACTAGCTATGTATTTTGTCCATGGACACCTAATTGTGATAATTTAAATAATGTTATGTCTCAATCAGAAAGACTCACATTATCAAACCAAGATATACAATCCGGAATTAAAAATAATGTTAAATGTTGTCCAAATGATACTTTCTATACCAGTAACACAACTAATATAAATATGTTACCACAATTAACACATATAAAACATATGTGTTCAAGAATAAATACTAGTAATAATCTTATTAATATAGCTAATCGAGTAGGTAATGATTATTTAGAATTTAGAAGTTTATGTAATCAACTTGATTTATCTGGTCTTTATTTTAATAAAGAAACAAAATTTTCTGGAAACATTCTGAATGATCCTGAATTAAAACCACAAGAAATTATTGATTATCAAAGTATTTTAGATCCGAAATTAGTTAATACCGGGGGAGAAACTAAACGTTCTCAAGATATAACATTATTAAATAATGAATTAAAAAAATTAGATTTAACAACAACAGAAGGTATTAATAGAAAACAACAAATTCAAAATAATTTAGCAGATAATTACTTTTTATCTACCATTTCAAATGAAACATATCAATATAAATTACTTGACGCTACAGGAGCACCATTAGGCGAAAGTTATATTTTACAAGAAAATGAATTCTTTAATTGTTTTGGAAATAAAGATAAAGTAAAAACTGTTCATGATATGAGTTTCACGCAAACTGATTTACAAAAATTTGAAAGTGAAAATTATATGGACGTTGACCCTAATGCTCCATATACAACAATGCAAGATAATAAACAACGTCCTTATCCCTCAAAACAAGATTTTGAGATGGAACTTAAAAATTTACCACCAATTCAAGAATCAGGTAATCTAGCCGCTGGTGTAGTTAATACATATTTGAATTCTATTAATGCTTTTTATGAAAAACAATTTAATTCTTTAATTGGACCCAGAACTCATGTTGTTCATGAAACTCTACAATTTGATAATGATTCATTATCTACTAAACCAAGTACCTTTTTTGTTTATGATGCTTCTATAAACACCGATTTTGATTGCGAACCGAGCGTAACTAATCATGATAAATTTAAATATTGTGGTCCTTCTTCTTATTATACTGAATTTAAACCTTAAAATCCTTTACGCCCTTGAAGATTTAAAATGAACATATTTTTTAATATAATTATATAATATGCCTAAACATCATAGTGAAGATTATAAAATTACTGTTGTAAAACACTATATTAATAAATCTAATTATATGATGTATAATCTCTTTTCTTTCGTGTAATATTATTAGTAGATTTGTATTTATCTACCCATCTCATTAAACTTCTTTCAGAACAACCGAATATTTTACAGGTTTGCACTTGATTTTTAGAATGAGATAAATAGTATTTAACTGCTGATAATTTATAATCACTACTTTTATGTGTTGGCATTAATATATTATTAGAAATGAAATTTAAAATTTTAGTATAGTTTTTATATATTAATATATATATAAATATATAAATATTAATATATAAATTTTAGTATAGTTTTTATATATTAAAATATATATGTCAAATACTTTATTTGAAACTAGTAGATTTATTGAGATATTGAATAATGATAATAAATTAAATAATTATTTAAAATATATTGTAACACCTATAACACCTTATTTAATATGTGATCATCATTTTTCAACAGAATTACATAAAGGGAATCAAAAATATATAAATAAAGATGTAAAGGAACTACTTAAGGAAAATACAAATGATTTATATCTAAATAAAGATTTTGATAAAATAAAAGAAGGAGATATCATTCAGGTTCAAGTGGATTTATTTAATATATTCGTTAATGATATATTACCACAAATAAGTTGTAAAATTATAGTAATTACATCTCAATGGCATTTACCTCAACTTAATAGAAACCAAATAACAGATAAATTTATTAATAATAATAAAATTATTTTATGGATATCACAAAATCCTATTTATGAAAATCATAATAAATATATGGCATTTCCATATGGGATACACCATAGTCTTGTTAATCGTTACATGAATTTTGTAAAGAAAAATTACGATAAAATTTTAAATATTGATACAAAAACTAATGTATGTTTTAATTCACCTTTTGGATTACATGATCATCTTCCTAGAAATCATATTAGAAGACATCCAATATTTAATAGTGTAAAAAATAAAACTTTACCCTACGATGAATACTTAAATAATATTTTGAAAAGTAAATTTACTATATCTACTAGTGGTGATAGAGATGATTGCTATCGTCATTATGAATGCATAGGTTTAAATTCAATTCCAATATCTAATATAAATTATAGGGAAATATTTGGAAATAATATGATATATTCAGATATCGATAATATTATAGAAATGATTAATGAAACAAAAATTGTAGGATATAATCAGTCTAATAATTATATTAATCCAGATATTCTTTTAATAGATTATTGGCGAGACAAAATACTACTTCGTCTAAAATAGTTAAATTCGGCGTTTTAAATGTTCAAAGGTGTAAATAAATTAATTAATTATTTTAATAATATATAATGAAAAATATTTGATTTCTCTAAAATTTCATATTTTTTTATCATCTTATCTTTCTTTTTGGTAGTTTTCTTTTTGTTTTATTTTTACCAGTAAACCTAGATTTTTTTGTTTTTCCTTTTTTTTTTCTTGATCTTCTATATTCTTTCCTGAAAGCTCCACCATGAGCGGAGACCAGCCACCCAGCAGTGGCTCCTGTCCCAAACTCAGAGCCCTCCATGGGGTTGTGATGCAGTGACTGCTCTCCGAGCTGCTCCAAGTAGGTCAGGGAGTTCCACCACCGATCTTGTTCCTCTTTCTCGCGCTGTCGTTGCTCATGTATGCGGGCGGAGCTATTATCATACCTCTTCATCTTCCGGAGCGCCGTCAAGTGTGGCTTCGCTTGCTCGGCCGTAAAGCGCTCGCCCAATCGCGTCTTCAGCGTGTTGTTGTCCGCATCCCGCTGCAACCTCGGCAACCAGTTCTCGAGCGCGGACTTCTGGATCCGCAGCGCCGCCGCCGCTCTCACTTCCTCCTCTGCCTCACGTGCTGTTCGGCGCTGACTGGCCCTCGGCCGCGGCGAACGCTTTACTGTGCGGGTTATATCCCTCAAGAGCCGAGATGCTCGTTTTACAAGAGCAGGTGATGGCCGACAGGTTGTATTCCTGGGGACCACCGGTTGAGAAAACTTCCCGTGCGAGCCCAGCAGTTGTCCTTCGTACAGTTGATCCCTTCCCGTATCTAGGGTATAGTATTTATCGTCTATTTCAATATTCAGACCTGGTGACATTATATATATATATATAAATTAAATAAATTAAATAAATATTATATATATAACTTCTAAAATAATAAAAAAGGGAGAGGCCGTATATGAAATAGTTTCCATTTCCTTTTTAGACGCAAATATATATGACACGACTGAGAAGTAATTTTTTCTAATAATACCAAAAAAGTTTTATCTAAAACAAAAACAAATTTTACTACTATATTTTACGAAATATTTATACGGGCGACTATATCGTGATTAATGCAGAAAATTATGAATATTGTAATATTAAATTTACGTTCTCGCATAAATTAAATACATTAATTATTTTAAAATTGATATAAAAAAATAAATTATATTTATATATAATCATAATGATTTTCTGTATATTTTATGCACCTTTAAATTTTATTACCGGCATGAATAATAACAATATAAAATTAATTATTCAAAATAACTCTCGTAATGATTATATATCTATGCGTAATAACACATATACGCGAAAAAACAATCCTAAGGAATACGGTAATTTAGTCGCTTTCGCCCCCTCTGACATCACCAAATCCACTATCTGCTCCAGATCTATTAGCAAACGTGTAAAATCGGTTGTTAAGAGGGTTAGATTCCCGACTATGATAATTGATAAAGCGAGTGATTACATTGCGTTTAGAAATGCATTTGATTACGTGACGCGGGGATGTCTTGTTATCTCTCTTTTTGTTCGGCCGCCACCTCCGCCACCTTCTCACCCGATGACTCCTCTTCTTGTGACCAAGAATAGATTCCCTTTATCGTCTCAACTCGCCGAGACTACTTACTGCCTGCGTAGAGTGCTACTTACTACTTATTACTTACTACTTACCACGACATTAACCCTATACCTAGCCTCAGTCGTAGCCGTACCCCCAGCCCTAGCCCTAACCAGGCGAGCGGCTGCGCAAGGACATTTATAAATATTAATATTTAGATAACTAAGTAAATTTATTATGTATGATATTTTCTCATCGTCTTTACCATAAATAAATATGACTTAAAATTTTTGCGTTATAATAACTGTTAGATTTCTTTTTCTCTAACTTGATTGCTTCACCTCTTTTTTTTGTTCCCGAATGTCTAGAAAAATAATTTTGCATTCTTTTTCTGGTATTATGATTTTTATATGCATACAATTTTAAGGGAGTTCTATCTTTATATTGAGGATAATCTGATGCGCCAAAATGTATTTTTCTTACTTTGCGAGTTTTCTTATCTTTCACATAAGCAGTATATTTTTTTTTGTGCGGACCTTTTTCAAACTTGATTATAGTTTCTTTCATTACTATAATAAAATATTATATTATATAATATTAATATGATATAATATAAACAATGAATGTTCCAATTAAATATTTACCCAAAAGATTAACTAAAAAAGATAGAAAAATACTTAAAAAAGAACTAAAAGAATCAAGAAAAGGTTATAAAAAAGGAAAATATATAACACGAAAGAAAGTTAAATCATTTAAATCTAAAAAATCACAACATATTTTAAATGCAGAGAGAATATACAAATTAAATAATTTAGCAGTAAATAAAGAATTAGTTAAAAAAACTGGATGTTCTTCAAAATCTCTCAACGCTATAATTAAAAAAGGACAAGGTGCTTATTATTCATCTGGTTCAAGACCAAATCAAACTGCTCATTCATGGGGGTATGCTAGATTAGGTAGTTCTATTACGGGAGGTAAGGCATCGACGGTTGATTTTAATATATTAAATGAAGGATGTTCAGAAAATTCAAAAGCATTAAGATTAGCAAAAAATGCTAGAAAGAAATTTGGTTATGGTACAAGAAAGGTTCCAAAAATAAAACTTTCTTAAGTTATGAATTATTTTTAAATTCATCAACATTTATTACATTTTTAAAAAATTTATTAAATCATTACAAATTACATTAGGTGATTGTTTCATTATCTTATTTTGTAATTCTATATTTAATTTTTCTAAAATTTCATAATTTTTTCTAATTTTATCTAATTCATCTTTGTATTCATAATTCAATTTTTTTATTTCTCTTAATTATTTACATTTATTATCAAATGCAAATAATTAATATTTTTTATTTATTAATTAGCGACTATACATTAAATCTGCCGTTCCAGATTGAAATCGCAAAATATTAAATCTCTCTTCCATAACAGTTAAATTATAATTATATATATAAATACTGGTTGGTTCTTTTGATGTCGCAATAACTTCACCGGTTAAAGGGTCGCATATAGTAGTGAAATTAACATTAGATAGGTCAATTGGTGGATTTTGATGATTATTAAATTCAAATTCAATGTTTTTAAATTTATTGGTATTAAATGCGCCAGTAGGTTGATATTTACATGGATCAGTAGTTAAAGAAAAATTATAATAATATAATCCTTCTTTAGAATTACCGTTAGATTTAGTATATTTTTCTAATTTATCATAAATCCCAGAAGGAAACGAATTCTCTCTATATTTTCCATCAACTATAATTCCAAATTCTTTTATTATTTCTTTTTGATTGGTTTGTTTGTATACAGTAGCTTCATATCCAGTAATAAAAATATTTTTAGATGTATCATTTATCTGATAAATGTTATTTGTTTTATAAAAAATTAAATCATCTGCATCTTTTTCCATGGTTAATTTTTCAAGATTATTAGGAATAATATTTTCATAGGGCCAATTTGTATAATTAGACCATTCATTGCGTTTAATTACGTCATCTCTCTGACTAAACCACATCCAATTAGATACTAAACCATTAGATTCTAAATTTACTTTATTTGATTTATTAACTTTCTCAAATTTGTATTCATAGACTTCTTTAATTAAATAATCTTGTGTATTATTTGCAAATAAAGTTCTTTCTTGCTTATCTAAAAAACATTGAGTATTCATTAGATGAATATCAGTATTAATATTTGTTCTTTGATCGGAATAAATTGTATCAGATGATATATCTCTGTATGGTGGTTCTTGAATAAATCTATGAAATCCATAACGTAAATCTTTATTTTGTTCTGCTTGTATTCTGGGTATTTCGTCATAGCTATTATATGATGTATCGTCTAATATATCTTTTATTGTAAATAAATTTTGTATAGGTCTTAATATAAAATTAATTTCTAATTCTGCATATTGCAAACAAATTAATGGTAATGCCATATTAGATAATAAAGTAAACCAAGTATTTAATGGTATATATAATTTATGACTATTAATAGATGGTTCTACCCCATTTAAACTAGTATCATGTATTTTAAATGCATTTGGATAATTATTGGATCTATTTGAATAATTTGCTGGATCATTTAGTTCAGATATATTTCCGGTCATAATATTGAATAACTCTTTTTTATTATTATCAAAATCACGTTCAACCATATTTTGTAAATATACACCTGAAAATTTTTGCACTATACGCCCTCCAATTGTAAATGTTACTTCATCTATTATTTGACTACCTATATTTTTTATCCATTGAAATTCATAGGGTCTATATTCCGTATCAGATTTTTTATAAATAGGACTCCAAATATTTGGTAATGTAATCACTAAATAAGTATCCATTAATAAATCTCCATATCTTGGTATTTTAAAACTAATATTACTTTTTTGAGTAAGATGTATATTAGTTTGTCCCTGTTGATCTACTCTATATTTTTGTAAACCAAAATTTGTATATTTTGAATATTTACTCTTAAAAAAACTTTTAGTTGGATTTCCATTTAAAATTATATTTTGATTCCCTACTGCTATTAAATTTAATAGTCCACCCGCCATTATATATTATTAATTATTATATTAATTATATTTATTATAAAATTTATTAAGTGTTTTTTATATTATAATAATATAATTAAAATGGCTTCTGAAGATATTGGAACGCAGATTAAACAGGTAAGTGGGGATATTGTTAATCAGGGAAAAAAAATATTAGGAATAAGTAATGATAATACATATATATATTTTGTATTAGCACTAGTTATCGTTGTATTTATTATTTTTATAGTAATATCTTGGTTAATTCATACTTTAAATAAAAAAGATGCTGCATGCAAAAAATTAAATATTATATATTTAGCTGATAGTAAACATAAAACTACTTCTTTTTTCACAAGAGAAGGTAATACACATGCAAAACAATCTACTAGTCCAGGAAATTATTTTGATAATGAATACAAAAATTTAATTAAAAATTATTACATTAAAACGGCATATAATGCTTGTTGTGGTGATGGATATAAAAATAATTTTGTTAATATCTGTGCTTTAGAAAAATGTATTGACGTCGGCGCTAGATGTTTAGATTTTGAAATTTATTCATATAATGGAGAACCTATAGTCGCGGCATCTACGGCAAATAATAATTCTATAAAAGAAACATATAATTATATACCCTTTTCTGAATTATTAACAGTATTAAATAATAGAAGTTTTGATTCAAATACATCATGTGGTAATGATCCGATGTTTTTACATTTTAGAATAATGAGTGAAAATAAAGTAATATATGATAAAATGGGGGAGTATATTGAAAAATATTTAAAAAACAATTTAGTTGATATAAAAAATTATAATTATAAAAATACCGACCAAGATTCATTTTTATTATCACATATAGCCGATAAGAAGTTTCATAAAAAGTTTATTATTATGGTCCATACCATTCATGTTCCTATTTTAGACAATAGTAAACTTGCAAAATACGTCCACGTTCGTTCTGGTTCTAATGCATTAAAATGTATAAGATATGAACAAGTTGTTGCTGCTGGTATAAATAATCCATTGATGATTGATGATTCACACAGAAATTTAACGATTGTTTTACCTAATATTGATAATACTTTAGAAAACCACGACCCATTATTACCTCTAAATAATGGGTGTCAGTTTGTTGGTATGAAATTTCAAAATATTGATAATAATTTACTAGGATATTATAAAATGTTTAAAGAAAAGGGTGGCTTTTCTTTTGTTTTAAAACCAAATAATTTACGTAAAGATATTATACCAGCTGAACCTATACCCGAAGATGTTCCTTTAAATGACCAAAGATTATATAGTTTACAAACAAATTTAGTAAAAGACAGCGATCTCGTACAATCATCGCAGCAGAATACGCCGGTGGAGGGGGACGGCGACCCCGACGATGACGTAATGTCGTTTAAATTTAATAAATAAAATTGATAAAAACTTATAATATAATATAAAATAATAATTATTATTAATATTAATAATTATTTTCTTATAAACTATTTATATATATATATGAAAGATATATCTTTTCAAGAAAAAGAATTAAAAATTTTGCGTGAGGCAGTTGATTCTGCCACTAGTATATTAGGTGAAAAAATGGTAAAATCAGATAATATTAAATCATTAATTAATATTTTAGAAAATTTTATAAGAAGCAATAATTGTCTTTGTTACGGCGGAACTGCTATTAATAATATTTTACCTGAACAAGATAAATTTTATAATAAAAATGTTGAAATTCCAGATTATGATTTTTTCTCTCCAAATCCCATTGAATGTGCTAAAAAATTAGCCGATCTATTTTTAAAAGAAGGCTATACTGAAATAGAAGCTAAATCCGGGATTCATACTGGTACATATAAAGTTTTTGTTAATTATATTCCACTTGCTGATATTACATATTTAGAGAAAGATTTATTTAATAATTTAATGAAAAAGTCTATTAAAATTAATGGTATTAATTATTGTCCTCCTGATTATTTGAGAATGTCTATGTATCTTGAATTATCAAGACCGATGGGAGATGTAGGTAGATGGGAAAAAGTTTTAAAAAGACTTATATTATTAAATAAAAATTATCCATTAAAAGGTATTAGTTGTAATAAAACAACTTTTATTAGAGATTATGAAGGGCCTATATCTAGTAGTAATAATATTTATAATATTGTTAGAAAATCTATTATAAATCAAGGTTTAGTCTTTTTTGGGGGGTATGCTGCTAGTTTATATGGAAAATATATGCCCAATAGAGAGAGAAAACAACTTTCTAAAAATCCTGATTTTGATATACTATCTATGGATGCTAAAACTAGTGCTAATATAATAAAAGAACAACTTGAATATGAAGGTTTTAAAAATATTGTAATTAATAAAAAATCTGGAACTGGAGACTTAATTACTGAACATTATGAAATAATGATAAAACATAATAATAATAATATTGATGTTTTATGTTATATTTATAATACTAATTCGTGTCATAGTTATAATATTATTTATATTAATGGAGATAAACTTAAAGTTGCTACTATTGACACAATGTTAAGTTTTTATTTAGTTTATATTTTTATTGATAGACCTTATTATGATATTAATAGATTATTATGTATGTCTGAATATTTATTTAAAGTCCAACTTAGAAATAGATTAGAACAAAAAGGATTATTAAAAAGATTTACTATTAATTGTTATGGTAAACATAGTACATTAGAAGATGTTAGATCATATAAATCCATAAAATATAAAGAACTTCGTCTTAAAAAATTAAAACCCGGCGACAAAGAATATGATACATATTTTTTAAGATATGTTCCTTCTGAAAATAAACAAGTTAAAACAAAAGAATTTAAAAAAAAACGCAATAAAAAAACTAAAAAAACTAAAAAAGGTAAAAAAAATTGATATTATTTATTAAATTATTTCTAATAATATCAATTATAACATCTATTATTTATTAGTAATATTATAAATACAACAGCTAGTGGATCTTTTTGATAAACCATAACATTTTTTTGTTTTTCCATTAACTATTTTTTTTATTTTGCAACTTTTATTTGAAAGAATACATCTTTTATAGAATGATCTTTTTATATCTATTATATAAGGTATTAATAATTCTGGATTACTTCTCTCTACGTGTCCTTGAAAACCATAAAATGGAAAATTTTTATGTTTTATTATTTCTATAAACTCTTTATTGTTTTTATCTTTTGTTTTTGCAAATAAATATATTTTTTTTGTTTTATTTATCATATTTGGAGAGATACCTAATTTGTTATTATGAACTATCTTTTTTGATTTATTATACAATTTCTTTAATTTCTCTCCGTTTTTTGAAAATTTTGGGTTTTGATTATAATTATAATATGCATTTACACGATTAAATATGGTGTTTTTAATTTCATTTGTTTCTATTAACATAGAATTATGAAATCCGTGACATATTGATAGAATCGGTAGTAATCTCTCTGTCTTATTTATTGACTTTGCTAATTTAAATAATAATTTTTGTTTTTTTAAATGTTCAATAAATTCTTTACTATAATAATAATTACCTATTTGACTACCGGGGAATAACAACCCATCTAAATTCTTTAATACAGATTTTAATTTCAATTTAGAGAGATTATAAGGAATTATTATGAAATTAAGATTATTGCGCTTTAAAAACCTTATGAAAAATTTTGTTAAAAATACTTGTTCTCTCTCTTCTTTTTTATTTATATATGGTGTTGCTACAATTCCTACAATTGGTTTTTTCATACTAATATAACAAAATATTTAATATTATGAAAAATATTTTACATATTTTTATTATATATTAATTATGGAAGTATCGAAATCAAATTTGCTAGTTGTGCCAATACTTTCGGCAGTAGAGACAGAAACCAATAAACTTATAGGATTACCGAAACATGAATGGCGAAGCATCAAAGAGGTGGTAATGCCTATTGTGTAATGTGCGTGCAAGGCACTATCGCTACCACATTGTCTTGAGTTCGCCTTATGTGAATAATGAATTGTAAAAACAATACGTCATGATAAATAAAGAAAGAATAAAATATTTAGTGATATTTTATATATTTATATAATATATAAAAGAATGATTAATCATAGAGAGGTAGATGATACCGCGCGGGAGATCCTGGCACCGGAGACAGACACAGTAGTTGCAGGAGCAGGAGTAGGAGGATCAGGAGGAAAAAAAAGAAGAAAATCTCGTAAAGTAAGAAAATCTCGTAAAGAAAAAAAACCAAAAAAAAGAAAAACATTAAAGAAAAAAAACCAAAAAAAAGAAAAACATTAAAAAAAAGAAAACCAATTTTTGTACGTTCTTTTTGCAGACGCGGTCGTAGATAAACAAAAAATTTAATATTTATTTTTTTATAAATATTAAAATTATAACCATTGCGTTAAACATCTTATTCCTCCGCTTTCATCTAACAAATTATTATATTTAATAGTGTATACTTTATAACCTAATAATGTAAGTAAAATTCTAAAAGGTTTAAATTCAAGTGTATCAGTAGTAATAATATTTTTATTAATAATTAATATATTAGTAGCTAGATTTGGTTCACAATTACATAAAATATTTTCAATAACTACTATAGTATAATTCTTTTTTAAATAATTAGGTAAAGATTTTATGTAAGTTTTTGAATAAAATATTATATTATCTATTATGGTTAAGCAACAATCTAGGTGTAAAGTATTATGATTTATTTTTATGATATTTTTATGAGGAAAAGTTTTTTTTAAATAATTATAGGCAGCAATATTAGTTCTCTCATTAATACCAATAAAAATATTATTTTTATCTTGTATTATATCACCTCCTTCAATTTTAATATTTTTAGGTAATTCAATATAATTTTTAAGATATTTAATAACCATTTTTTTTCCATTTTGTCTGTTTATTTTAAGTGTATCAGAATTAATTTCATTACATAAAAAAGTTTTATTATCTATTTAAAAAAATATATCTCTCGTCCACAAAACATTACATAATTTATTATTATCAATTTGAATTACTTTAATACCTAAATGTATTAATATATTTTTTAAGTCATTTAATATTCTTTTTTTAACAAACGTAGATGTGATAGTTTTTTTACTACAATTTTTATCTATATATGGATTGCCTATAATGATAGACATTATATATTATAAAATATTATTGCATATTCCTAAATAAACTAAGAATTTATATACTATATATATAAATGAAAACCAAAAAAAATATGTGATTGTAAAATAAAAAACAGTCTTATGTAAAATAAAAAAATTGTGTGTATTTATTGGTAACTCTGATATGACACTTCTTTATAAAGCAACTCCCAAGATATAGAGCAATAATGAGAAGAGTGACTGGAAAAAAAATAACCAAATATAATATTGATTATACTCATGACGATGCTGAGAGTGTTATATTAGATAATTATGGTAGTAGTAGTGAAGATAATGTAAGTAATTCTAGAAGTAGAAGTAGAAGTAGAAGTAGAAGTAGAAGTAGAAGTTTAATTAAAAAAATAATATATTTATAAAAAATATATTATTAAAATTATTATTTACATAAATCCAATCATATTTTAACTTAACCGAATTTGGGAAAGCCAACAAGATTAGCGCCAATACCGAAACCAGCGCCCGAGCGTGCACTTGCTCCCATCGACGGAACAAATGTATCAAGGATACTAAATGTAGCAGCCGCCATTAAAGCAATGATAGCGATTTCCTCAAATTTTAAGGCGCGTTTTTCGGGAGGAATAACGAATGCAACAATAGCAACCATTAAACCTTCGACTAAATATTTGATAGCTCTTTTAACTAATTCTCCCATGCCTGGATTCATATTTGTTTATAATAATAACCAAGAAAAAAATAATTAAATAAAATAAATATATTATTTGTTATTAATAATTAAATAAAATAAATATATTATTTGTTATTAATAAAAAAATAACTTAAAATTATAATTAAGTAATTTATATAATAATGTCTACGAAAAAAAGTGCTAAAGTAAAAGAGCAAGAAGTCAAAACGGGGGAAGAGTATAAATATGTAGATTTATTAGATGAAGATAAGCCTATTGCTGGACAAAAATATGTTTGTTTAAGTTTTGTTTCCCCTGAAGATATTTTAAAAAATAAAAATCTATTTTATTTTGAAAAGTTTCTAAAACACTTTGATTTTAAAAAATCTATCGACAAATATACACAATTTCTAAATTTTTTAAGTTTCAAATATAATTTAGATTTTCAAAAACTTTCAACTGACCTGGAAGAATTTGTTATAGAAGAAAAAGAAAAATTAGTTGAATCTACTATTGAAGATGATTACAAAAGTTTTGTTGATAATTCAGAGAAAAAATTACAAGAAGAATTTAGTAAATCACATAATTATCAAACAAATACTCGTGGAATTAAAGTAAGAGGAACATTTGCTTCTGAAGAAGAAGCAGAAATGAGATGTAAAATGTTAAGAGAACAGGACTCTAATCATGATGTTTATGTAGGACAAGTAGGTTTATGGATGCCGTTTCATCCTGAAGCTTATAAAACAGGTAAAGTTGAATATCTAGAAAAAGAACTTAATGTATTAATGTCTAAAAAGAAAGAGAATGATGAAGTAGGTAAAGAAGAATTTCATAAAAGAGTTAAAGATGCTAAAAGAAAAGCTATTGAAGAAAATATTGCTAAAGCAGAAAAAGAAGGAAATAAATTAATGCAAACAATTGATGACGATGGTAATCTCATAAATGCCGATAGAATGGATGTTCCTGGTAAAAATTTATTATTTGGCGATGGAGAAAATGATGATGTTTCTACTGCGGATTTAAGAAGTGAATTATTCAATGGTGAAAATGTAGTTTTAGATAAAAATAATGACCATGGAATTAGTGAAATTTTAGAGAGACAAAAAGAAAAAGAAAAAGAAAAAGAAAAAGAAAAAGAAAAAGAAAAAGAAAATAATGAAAAAGAAAATAATGAAAAATTAACTGCCCCCGCAGATGGCATTGAGTCTGTATCTGAACCAGTTACAACCAATAATGAATCTACTAATATTGATTAAAATATTAATTATTATAATTATCTAAATGAATATATATATATATATATATCAATTCTTGGTGCCGAAATAAAATATATAGAAGAACGCAAAGAAATAGTAAAAGTATATTTCATAGAAGTAGAAGTAATTAAAAAAATTGAATAATTATTATAAAAATATAATAATTATTTATATAATGAAAAATAATAACATTAATTGTTGTGATTATAATGATTGCAATCATAAATTAAAATTAATAAATTATCCTTGTAAATGTAATAAAAAATTTTGTAAATTACATAAATTACCCGAACAACATAATTGTGAATATGATTATAAAGAAAATGATAAAAAAAATAATAAAATTGAAGAAATGAAATGTATTTCAAAAAAAATAAGTAAAATTTAAATTGTATTATCGTCTTCAATTACGACAGAATTTATATTATTTATTTTTCTTATGTTTTCAAATTCATCTATCCACATTATTACACAAAACCATAATGTGTTTGCTGCATAACCTTTATTATCAATAAAATGTTGATATTTTTGAAATAATAAAGATATATTTTGCAATTCATTATCATTTGGATGAAATTTATGAAATATATTAATTATATTATCACACATTTCATCTATAGTTTCAAATAATTGTAATATATGTATACAGTCTTCTATAGAATTAATTTGAGATAATTTTGTTCTTAAATTATATTTAAAAGCTTGTTTATTATATGTTTCTAAAAATTTATTATTATATTTACAAAATAATATATTATAATATTCGCTTTTGCACATATTAATAATTAATCAAATTTTTTTACTTACTTTTCGTTATATTATTTTTTTTTTGTTTTTTTTGTTTTTTTTGTTTTTCTCTTTCTTTTATATTTTGGTGAAGCAGCACTTTCATAAGAAGTTATTCTACTTGGAAAACTTATTTGATTATTAATGGTTTGTGATATATGCTTATTAATGGTTTGTGATATATGCTTATTTTTATATGTCTCATATATTTGTTTATATAATTCCAAATTTTTTATAGTATATATTTTTTCTTCTACTGATAGACGATTAAAATTTTGTTTTATTATTTTTTTTAATTCCAAATACTTTTCATTTAAATATATAATAATATCACTTTTTTTCATGAATGTAAATAAATTTTCCCGAACTAAATGATTATATGATTTACCCTTTTGATTATTTATAAAATTAGGAGGTGGATTAATTTCATAATAAGTTAATAAATGATTGGGGTCTTTAGTTTTTCTAAAATCTATACTCATATATTCTCTCGGTCTATTCATAATATAAATAAGACAATATAATATTTACCATTTACCATTTACCATTTACTTTTGCGAACATTAATTTTAGGACCTTTCTTTTTATGATTATTGGGGTTATATATTTCTTCATCGTCGTCTGAATCCATAGATTTAGATATTTCCCAAAATTCTTTAGACCCTAATTTGAAATTTTTATGTGAATCTGCGCGATACCAAAATATTTGATCAGTCAATTTATTTGATTTAGAATTATTATTTATTACTAAGCATTCATAATTTTCGGTACATTGATCCATAACTTCACAAAATGATTCAAATGTAGGAAACATACCGGCATAATTTTCATATATTTTTTTTCTGTTCGAAATATATGGTTCTCTTAAAATAAATACATAATCAATATTAGTTCTTAAATTAGGAGGAATACCTAAAGGATATTGCATAGTAATTATTAACATCATTTTCCAATGTCGTCCATTCATAAATAATAATCTCATCATTTTATCACGTGTCCATCCAGCATCATATAAACAATCATCTAATATAACAAATGCGCGTGGATCAATAGTAGATTTTTTATAAACTTCTACTTGCTTTTTGATTTCTTTCAGTACAGTTCTTTGTCTTTTCAATATATTTTCTATAATAACTGAATTATATTCTTCATGAATAAATAATTTAGGAACATGTTCAGCATAAAATCCATTACCTGCTTCTGTTCCACTAATAACTGTTCCAATAGGAATATCTTGATGATAATATAATAAATCTCTTACTAAAAATGATTTTCCAGTATCACGACGACCTATTAAAACAATAACTGGTCCTTTATTTTCGTCTGGTCTAAAACTAATAGATTTCATTTCAAATTTTTTTAATTCCAAAGTCATACTTAATAAATATAACTAAATATATATTTACATTGAATACGCATAAATATATATCATAAAATAATTAGAATTTAGAAATATATTTCTTATTATTTAAATTTAAAAGTCATATGTTAATAAATATTACTAAATATATATTTAATTTTATTTACGCAAAAATTAATAAACAAAATCGTTAGAATTTAGAAATATATTTATTATTATTTAAATAAATGGAATTAACTTACAAAAAAAATAACAATATGG